CCCTCTTCTTTTTTGCTAGGCTTTGTGCATGACCTACAACCTATCTAACCTAGCTATCGCAATCGCATCTAACAGCCCTGGCATGCCAACTGGTTATGGCATGCAAGCAGAGCTTCTAGCCGAACGGCTCCTACACGCTAAAGCCAAAGTTGCTGCATTCAGTAACTATGGGCTTGAAGGCGCAATCTCAGAGATTCCCACACCATTCGGTGAGATCACGCACTACCCCAAAGGGCTGACTCACTACAGCGATGATGTTATGCCACATCATTTTGCGCACTTTTCTGCTCAGCATAAAAACCGCAAGGCTTTCATTCTTACTCTTTACGATGCTTGGGTTTACAAGAACCCTGCACTCAGTGAGATCCCGATTCTGTCGTGGATACCGATTGACCATGTGACGCTGCACCCACAAGTCTTGCAGTGGGCAATGAAAGAGAACGTCACACCCATCTCGATGTCTCCTCACGGGGAAAGATTGCTGACCAAAGCTGGAGTAGAGAATACCTACATCCCGCATTCGGTCGACATGAAGGTTTACAAGCCAACAGACAAGATAAACGGCAAACCAACCCGAGAGTTTATGGGCGTGCCTGACGATGCGTTTCTTGTCGGCATGGTGGCAGCTAATAAGGCTAATGGGCAGGTGCACCGCAAAGCGTTTGCTGAAAACCTAATGGCATTCAAGTTCTTGCTAAAAGATGTGCCTAACGCAATGCTTTACATTCACAGCGATCCAAGTAAGGCTTATGGTGGCTTTGACTTGGGAAACCTGCTAAGGGTAATTGACATCCCGCAAGACAATGTCCTCTTCCCGCAGCCTATGGAATACCGCTATGGCTTCTCTACAGAGCACATGGCAGCGTTCTACACCGCTATGGACGTTCTGCTAGCTCCCAGCTACGGAGAGGGATTTGGAGTCCCGACTATTGAGGCTCAAGCCTGTGGCACACGGGTCATAACATCTGACTTCGCTGCTAGCCCAGACTTAGTTAGTGAGGATTGCTTTGTAGTGGATGGCCAGCCATTCTGGGACGAGCCACAAGGTAGCTGGTTTATGATCCCGAAGATTCCTAGCATCTACAAAGCACTGCTTGCTGCGCACGAAACTGGTGGCGGAAGATCTGAAGCTTCTATCGAGTTCGTCAAACAGTTCGACGATGCGTATGTTTGGCAGAACTACTGGATGCCATTCTGGGAGAGCAAGCTGTAATGATTCTTATAGTTCCCGTCCTCAATCGCTACGATTTGCTCAATCGAATGATACGTAGCATTGATAAGAAGATCTATAAGCTGCTGATCATTGATAACGGAGCAGAAACATCTGAAACAAACGAACAAATAGTTTGCGACAATCCTTTGGTCGAAGATCTACATGTCCTACCCATGCCAAACAACTTGGGCGTGGCTGCATCTTGGAATCTGGGGATCAAACTCTTGCCCTTTGAACCAGTCTGGTTCTTTAGCTCAGCAGATACTGTCTATGAGCCTGGGGCACTCGAAGAACTAAGTAAGGCGAAAACTAATGAGATTAGCTTGGCTGCGGATTTTCCTTATTGGCAAACTTTTGCCATTGGTGAAGAGGTCGTAAAAAAGATTGGGCTTTTTGACGAAAGCATCTACCCAATTTATTTCGAAGATACTGAATACATCTGGAGGGCTGAAAAAGCGGGTGTGCCAATGGTTCGGTTGAACGTGCAGACAAAGCACGATAATAGTTCAACAATCAAAAGCAATGCCGCCTTCAGTAATCGTAATAATGAAACTTACTCCAGCAATCAGAAGTATTTCAACGAAAAAAAGTCACGGGCTGATTACAGCTCAGGACATTGGGATCTAAATAGAGTAAGGAGCAACTTTTGGCACGGGTAGTTATTACAGGAGTCGCTGGGTTTCTTGGCTCTCATTTAGCCGATCGATTTTTAGAACAAGAGTGGGAAGTTGTAGGTATTGACAATCTGATCGGTGGCTATGAAGAGAATGTTCCCGACGGCGTAGAATTTCACGAGTTTGATCTGTCAAGAGATGTCAAGTATCTAAAAAGGTTTTTCAAAGGCGCAGACTTAGTTATTCACGCAGCTTGCACAGCCTATGAGGGTTTATCAGTATTCAGTCCCAGCTTGGTGGTGAGAAACACAACACAAGCGACAGTAAACACGCTTACTGCTTCAATCGAGGCTGGTGTTTACAAGTATGTTTACCTGTCGTCAATGGCTCGTTATGGAGAACTACCTACGCCTTTTCACGAGGAGATGGATTGCAAACCACAAGATCCATACGGCATTGCGAAACTTGCTAGCGAAAATCTTGTCAAAAATCTTTGTGATACTCATAGTCTTGATTGGACTATCCTCGTTCCTCATAACATTATTGGCCCACGACAAAAGTACGATGACCCTTATCGCAATGTAGCGTCAATTATGGCAAATCGCATGCTGCAAGGCAAGCAGCCAATTATTTATGGAGATGGGTCACAGCAAAGGTGCTTCAGCTTTATCGAAGATGTCGTAGAGCCTATTTATCGAGCCTGCATGATGTCCGAAGCTTCTAAGCAGATTATCAACATCGGCCCAGACGAAGAATTTGTCACAATCAATGATCTAGCACAAACAATTGCGGAGATCCTAAAGTTTGATTTAGACCCTATCTACATGCCTGGAAGACCACAAGAAGTGCCAATAGCACTGTGCTCCAGCGATAAGGCACGCAAGTTCTTGAATTATGAAACAACTACTACTTTGAAGGATGGCCTGACGGAGCTTATCGAATGGATCAGCGCAAGAGGGCCGAAGAAGTTTGAATACCACTTACCGATAGAAATCAAATCAGATAAGGCCCCAAAGACATGGACAAAGAAGCTAATGTAACCCTGCTGGACATCTATCCCAAATACGCCTCGACGCATGGAGGCGGAGACAAAGGAACTGATCACACCTACATGGAGATCTACCAGCGAGAAATGACTAGACGCTACGGCGGATCGTTATTAGAGATCGGCGTCTGGGAGGGCCACTCAATAGCTATGTGGCAGGAATACTTTGTTGACGGCTACGTACTTGGTTTAGACGTCGATCTATCTAGGTTGAAGTTTGATTGCAATGTCAAAAAGTGCAATGCCACTATTGAAGAAGACTTAGATTCGGTCATTGGCGACATGGCGTTTACTTACATTATTGATGACGGCAGCCATCACCCAGATGATCAGATTCGGTCACTGGAGCTGCTGTGGGATAACGTGCTGCCTGGGGGCAAATACTTTATAGAAGACATCAGGGGCGATCAAGAATTGAATCAGGTTATGCACCATGTGAAGCAAAAAGGGATCTCTTATTCCTTGCATGACAATAGAAAACTACAAAATAGATACGATGACATTCTTTTAGTGCTTTACAAATGGCAGTAGACTAGATGCGGAGGCATCATGGCAATCACAAATGGCTATTGCACACTTCAAGACACTAAAGATGTTTTGAGGCTGACAGACAGCGTCGACGATTCATTACTTGAGCTTTGCATTGAGTCCGCATCCAGACAAATTGATGGACACTGCGAGCGCAACTTCTACAGCGCTACCGCAACACGCTATTTCGCCGCTCGGGACTCTTATGAAGTCGAAATTGACGATCTAACGGCTATCACAGCCCTTGAGACGGCTCCTGACGGCACAACGTTCGACACGACATGGAATAGCTCCGATTACCAGCTTGAGCCTCTAAACGGCATTGTAGGCGGTCTGGTGACCCCTTACACAATGATTCGAGCTATCGATGATCTAGTTTTCCCGACAATTGGCAGCGAGGCTCTGGTTCGTGTCACTGGGACATGGGGCTACACACCCGTACCTACTGCAGTGAAGCAAGCCACAATAATGAGCGCAACAAGACTTTACAAGCGTTACGATAGCCCGCTTGGTGTGCTGGGCTTTGGAGATCTCGGCGTAGTCAGAATTAGCCGTATTGATCCAGACATTGCTTCCCTACTTATGCCTTATAGGAGAATCAGGTTCGCCTAATGGGTGACATCACAACCATTCGCCAAAAGATCGCTGCAAACATCGGCACGATTACGGGTCTACGCACGTCGGCAGAGCTAATCGACAACCCTAGCCCTCCTATAGCTTTGGTGAACTTAGATTCGGTTGATTATCACCAAGCATTTCAAAACGGCACGACGATACTAAATTTCACGGTTTCTGTCATTGTTGGACGCTCAGCAGAGCGGACAATGCAGAGAAAACTCGATGCTTATCTGACCCCGACTGGCGCACAGTCAGTCAAGGCTGGTATAGAATCGAATAGGAGTCTAGACGGCAACTGCGATGATCTTGTGGTCAGCTCAGCCAGCTCGATAGGCTCAGTAACAATAAACGACCAAACATACCTGGCGGCTGAATTTCAAATCACCGTCTACGCATAAGGAGAAACTAAATGGCAAAATACGTAGTGACTGGAACTCAGGTCACACTAAACGGCTCTGACGTCTCCAGCTCATGCGCTCGTGCGGAGCTGGTGATCAATTCAGCCGAAGTTGACACTACGGACTTCGGCAGCGGTGGCTGGACAGAGGTTATCGGTGGGCTAAAGAGCGGAACTGTTTCGCTCGACTTCCACAGCGACTTTGGAGCTGCAGCAGTATCTGCTCTGTTCCAGAATCTAGTTGGAACCATCGGAACTGTTACCATCATTGCTGCAAATGGAACTGCTGCTTCTGCAACAACCCCTGAATACACAGCAGAGGTTCTTGTAAACAGCTTCACCCCCGTAAGCGGCGCAGTAGGCGACCTCAGCACCTTCTCGGTGTCGTTCCCGACCTCTGGCGCTGTTTCTTACGCAACGGCATAAGGAAACTAAATAATGAAACTAAACCTACAACTAACCTACGCAGACGGCTCTGAAAAAGAGATCACTACCAATACGGCAGACATGGTCGCTTTTGAAGACAAGTTCAACGTCAGCATTGCGGCGCTAGGAGCAGATACCAGACTTTCATGGCTTCTGTTCCTAGCGTGGCACGCTGAAAAGCGCACTGGCGCAACTAAAGACAGCTACGAGAAGTGGCTAGAAACTGTCGAGAACATCGGAGGATCTGACCAAGACCCAAAATAAAGGGGCTTGGCGATAGCTCGGCACACTGGTACATAGCTGGTTTAGCCTGTGAAACAGGCATCAGCCCTCGTGAGCTACTAAAGCTTGATGAGAGAATGCTATGGACTATGCACAGGTGGTTGGTCGTCAGAAGTATGCCAAAGAAGACCGCTCAGTAATGGGCGGTCTTTGCCTTTCCCCAAGCCGATAAAATAGAAGAAGTAGATTGGCGGTTCTAATGGCAAAGTATGACTCACGCATTGAATTGACCAATGTTGCAGAAGTTCTGCGCATACTGCGCAAGCTTGACGAAGATTACTA